CATTGCAGCAATTATTCCTTTGGATTCTCAACGTATGGTTGATCTTCAAACAACTACTGGGACATTCATTGCTGAAGGTTTTGTATCTCATAACAGCACCCTTGCACAAGCCATTGTGGCGTGGCGTGCAATGTTGTGGCCGAATATTAGCGCGATTGTTATTGCAGACGAGGCAAAGCGATCTGAGACACTCTTTGAAATTTCTCGGGCGTTTTATGATGGATTATCCCCAGAGATTCGGCCAATTGGTCGCTATATAACGAAGCGTGAACTGGTTTTTGCGAATCCGTCGTCTGTAACACGACATATTGATCCAGGATTACGATCTCGAATTGTGGTGGAGTCCGCTGCAAAGAAGAACATTGCGATTGGAGCGAATTGGCAGATCGCCCACCTAAGCGAAGTTTCGCGTTTCAGAGATCCAAACTTCGTATTGGATGGGGTGATTCCGGCTGTTCACCGCGTACCTGGCACGATTATCATAATGGAATCGTCGGCTGAAATGTCTGGAACGTGGTTCAGAACTTTCTGCGAGGAATCCGAGAAGGGCAAAAATGCTTTTAGCTTTCAGTTTGTTCCTTGGTTTCTCCAGCCTGAATATTTTGTGTGTCCAATTTGCAAGGCAAATGCCTGTCGGGACTTTGTCCACGCGCAGCGAGCAATGAAAGTGCTTGATCTTGGCGCCGAAGAACGGGCCATTATGACAGAATTTGGGCTTGCTCCTGGGCATATTTGCTGGATGCGTGAAAAGCTGGCTGAGATGGCCAATGACTGGAATTTGTTCCGGCAGAATTATCCATTGAGCCCTGATGACGCATGGATCACACCAGGAGCACAGGTGTTCCCGGCGAAAGCCTTACGGGAGCAACGTGAGAATATTCAAGCCCCGAAGCGGATGTGTGAAGTATATCCAGGCCCACGGGTTTGTGATGCCCCTCAGGGCAAGCTCTGGATCTGGGAGGAGCCACAAGCTGGGAAGCAGTATGACATAGGCGTGGATGTGGCCCAAGGAGGGCGGGATGCTGACGATGATACACCAGACCACGATTTTTCTGTGGCCTGTGTGCTCGAACGTGGAACCAATAAACAAGTAGCGGAGTGGTCATCAAAGGCTCTGGATGCGTTCGAGCTGGCAACTCCGCTGTATTGGTTGGGAACGTATTATAACCAGGCTCAGGTTGCGGTGGAAACGAATGGGATTGGGGGTGCCACGAATACCCAATTGCTGAAGATGGCTTACAACAACATTTATGTGTGGCGCTACCGAGATGAAGTTGCGACTCGTTTCTCGAAGAAGATTGGGTGGGAGACAAATCGACGGAGCAAACCGTGGTTAGTTGGTTTTGCAACTCATATACTTCTGAATAAAAAAGCTGTGGTGAGGAGCGAGCTCTTATTACGCGAAATGGAGGCGTTTGTCCAGGTCGGAGCTCAGGACTGGGAGGCGGCAGCTGGATTCCATGATGACCGCGTGATGGCCTGGCAAATTGCCTTACTCATCTCGGATGACGAGAATTTCGAGGCGTACTTTGGGCTTCGAAAGGAACTGAAAGGTGGAGATGAGAAGGACGTGGTGCGGAAGTCTCCCGAACCATGGGAGGCAGATCTCACATTTAATCGGAAAGAATCATTCTCGTTCGATGAGATTTTAACCCCTTGGGATTAGAAAGGATGATATGGCAACTCCACGCATTGGACGTCGTATAATGGAAGAACATCATGCTGCGAAGTTGGATGATTCGGTTCAAACGTTTTCGGGTGCTGAAACGGTATCTGCTATGGCACTATCTCCTTCGTCGGTAGGGGATGATCCTGAGCTGGCTGGTCATGCATTGCTACAGTATTTGCCGGAAGATGTTCAGAACCTTATTCGGGAAGCCTCAGACTCGATGGCACTTCCTATCTGGCAATTACTCTTAGGATATACGATGCGGATGCATGAGATGGGAGAGCTGTTTGTTCCCTGTATTCTTGCGGCCACGTGGGAAGCCGGAATGAAAGCGAATGAACCAAGGCGTTGTCAAACATGTCAGCTGTCATTTACGTCGCGGTTTCCCTCGGCGGCGTATTGTTGCACCCCATGCCATTTTGGGAAGTTAGAACAATTTGGACATGCCAAGGATTGCCCGGCACATGGCTGATATGACCCACGATTTTCTCGTTCCTCCCAAAGACGAAGAAGTCAAGGTTCTTCGGTTCCTTGACGAGATCGATGGAGAGGCGGAGGCGTCTCGCAAGGAGATCTCTCGGGATTGGGAGGAGAATATCCGGCAGGTTCGTGGCGACCAGTGGCGGATTAAACGGTCCCCCTATTTTCTGGCAAACATCGTCAAGAATCAGGTACGGCGTAAGGTTGGAAGTTTGACGGAAGTGAAGCCTCAGTTTCAGGTTCGGGCATTGCAATCGTTATTGAACGACGCATCACTGGTATTGCATAACGTGACGAAGGCTCTATTGGATCGGACGAGTTCTGATGATGCGATTTATCGTGTCTGCCATTTTGGCATGACACTGGGATCGGCCTTTATGAATACGGCCTATGATCCCGTTCTGGGTGATGTTGATCTGAGTTTTATTGATCCACGACGGGTGTGGCTTGATCCCACCATCACAAGTGCAGCGGATATTGATCGGCGGGCTCAGTATGTGCGGTTGGATACTGTGCTTCCGTTGACCGAAATTAGGGCGAGATTTCCGGGGCGTGGTCAGCTTGTGAAGCCAGATGAAAAGTTGAGTTCGTATTCCATGACGGGCTCTCGGACGAGGCTCTCCGTCATTTCGTCTGTATTGCAGTCGATGCCCCGGGTCTATCGGCCGGGACAGTCGACAAAGTCCGGACCGATTCCACGGGCCCAAGTACGGGAGTACTGGGTTATTGATCCACAATTGGATTGGCATGGCTTTCGGATGTTTCCGGGACGTCGGCACTTTATTCGGGCGGGAAATGTCATATTAGATGATCGAGTTTCTCCCTCGTGGGACGGGGGAGTTCCGCTCGAAATGTTTGAGTGGGATGTTGATTATGATAGCCCATGGGGGCTTCCGGAGGTCGGGGATCTTCGCCGTCTCCAAGAAGCCTTAAATAGAATGGGTGATTCATGGGTACGAAATGTGCTGTTGGGGAGCAATTTTCGGGTTGTGGCTGACGTGGACGCCATTGATCCGGACCAATGGGATAAGCTCGATAATGAAGCAGGGCTGGTCATTCGGAAGCGTCCGAATCGGCAGTTTGAGTACCAACCTCCCGCCATCGATGCTGCACAGGGAATCCCTCAAGCGATTAGTCTTCTGATCCAGTTGGCCGAGCTGCTGACTGGCGTGGGGGAATCTACACGTTCACCCGCCCAAGGCGCAGCCGCTCTTGAGGGATTGCAATTGGCACGACAAGTCCTGGCGCGATCGGTGGCTCGTCGTTTGGAGTCCTTTATTGAACGGATTGGGCAGAAATTGATTTCTCGTGTGTTTCAATACTTCACATCGGACCGCGTCCTGATGATTCAGGGACCGAATCGAGATTGGATCTCGTATACTTACGAACGACAAAAATTGCTGCAAGACGATAAAGGCAACATGCGTTCGGTTGAAGAGCGACAAAGTATGTATAAGGATTTTCGCTTTGTGGTGACGCCGGGAAGTTCTCTGGCGACGACACGGCTTCAGCGGACGATGGCCATGTTACAGCTTCGGACAGCAACAGGGTTTGCTCCAAGCGTGAGGCGGATTTTGCAAGAGACTGATCTTGGGGACGCCGATGAAATCATGCGGGAGGGACTTGAAGAGCTGCCGAAGATCCCCAGCCCGCCAGTACCAAAAGGACGAGGAGGTAAGCCGTAATGGATATGCCTGATGAGACGGTGAAGTGTGGCATGCCCCTTATCTTGCTCATGCTTCTAGACATGGCCGTGAATGAAGGTCATATGACATTGGAAGATGCGATTGTGTCTCTCCAATCATTGACTAATCCCAGAACTAAGCAGGCATGAAAAAGTCACGCATCCGTGTCGGTGGTGTTTCTATTGTGGGCTTGCGTGTTTCATGGTTAGAGTGTACATACGATGCCTATAATGCCTTCGCCGTACAGAGCCATCCCGAATTTTGCAAATCCTAGTGGGCAGACGTCGGGGATAGATCCGCAGATGTTGGCAGCGGCTATGCTTACTCAACCTCCCGGTGCACAGAGTCAGGGTCCTCCTGGAATGACGCAGGGAACCCTTCCAGGGATGCCGGGTGGGGTGCCACAGGATCCGAATGCTGGACAAGCTCCCGAATTGGATCTGTTCCAAAAGGTAGCCGCGTTA